TTGCCGATGGCGCTGGCCGCGCTGCAGGCGCAGAAGGAGCACACCGCGCTGGCGGGCGCGCAGATATTCCACGACCCCCGCTACGGCAAGCCGTTCGACGGCGACCAGGCCATCCGCAAATCATTCTGGATACCGACCCTGCGCAGGGCCGGCGTGCGCTACCGCAACCCATACCAGACCCGGCACACCTACGCCTCGATGATGCTCAGCGCAGGCGAGCACCCGATGTGGGTAGCCAAGCAGATGGGCCACAGCAGCTGGGTGATGATTGCCCGGGTGTACGGCCGCTGGATACCAAACGCAGACGACACCTCCGGCAGCAAGGCCGCTGAGCTGTTCGGGACGCCAGTTCAAATCCTGTGTGGGGAGTTGAACCAGGGCGCGAACCAGTAAAACAGCGGCTGCCGAGCGAGCTTCAACAACATTTCAGCAACATCATCTCTGCAGGCCATTAAATACAAGGCTCGGACGGGGGTTCAAATCCCCCCGGCTCCACCATACAAGGCCCGGAAACACTGGGCTGCAGAGGGAAAGGTTGCTGAAAGTTGCTGTAGATTCATTCCGATTCTGATCGGTTTCAGCAACATTTCAGCAACATTGGTTTCAGGCAAAATCATCAGCCGTCATGCCGTTTCGGCTGTTCCAGTACACCCAGCCTCCGGCCCTCACTCCGGCATACAGCGCCCAGCGGCGAACGAAACCAACGCCACAGCGCCCGAGCGCCTCAAGAAACAGATCATCTGCATCCTTGCGGCTGCCGCGCTTGACGCAGTAGCGATAGTCATGCAGCACCGCGGCCTTGCGGGACGCGCCATTTCGGTCGAAAACCGGTAGCAGAATCGCCGGGATGCTCGCCAGGTCGGTGATAAATCCGACAGGTATGCTGTAGATGATCCGCTCGCGGCTTTTGTATTGGATCGGCCTGATCACCACCCATTCGCCTGGCCTGTGTGCGCGCAGCTCAAGCGGAGAGCTGAAGCCGTCTGTCATGTTGGCGCCCTCAGAAATAAGTCGCGTTCGGAAATCCGGCGGCGGGTCAGGCCGGCGATTACTTCAGGTCCGGCGCGGTTCCAGCGCAAGAATTGATTGGCAGCATCTTCAATCAGTCCGCGATTGATCAGCTTGAGCAGGGTTGACCTGGCGAAGGCAGTCGGCCCGATGTTGTAGACGAAGCTGATCAACGCATCTGTCTGGTTCTGATTCAACGGAACTTTCACCAGCGCGGAAATGTGATCAGCAAAGCGCTGAGCATCTGCGAGCAATCGCTGCTCTGCCTCTTCCCGGGTAATCGTCTGGCCCATCTTGACGCCGGCCGTTGCGCCATAGCCGATGGTCGCCGTTCCGGCACTGCAGCGGTAAGCGGACAGTCGCAGTCCCTCGAACTGGCGGATGAGCGCCAGCCCTTTTTCAGATGCGTGCATGGTTTCTCCGATCGAAAAAAAACCGCCTCAGCGGTCTATGTTCATCTGGCCGTCTTGCCAGCAATCATCGCTATTGCCAGGGAAGCCTTCGCCAGTCGGATGCCAGCTACCCTCAAAGCAGTGACGAATTTCATGCGCGAGGCAAAGAGGGTACGACCGGAGCGCGATGTAGCAGGTGTCTCCCATGACGGAGGCTTTGCCCATCGCGCCTTTGTCATTATCAAACCGCAGCCCAAGCATGGGGTCTACCGATAGATGAATCGTGCTGATGTTCCGCTTGATGTCATACGGCTCAGGGTCGAATAGCGCGCAGCCAGTCATGCTGATGGCTGCAGAGGCAAGAAGTGTGGCAGTCAGTGTTTTGATTTTCATGGTGCTATCTCCGGCTGTTATGAAGTCGTGTTGCAGAAGTTACAGTCCAAGCTCTTTTTTGCGCTCCCGGCCCCAGCGTCGGCAGTCTTCGGCGTATTCGTTGTACATTTCGAACTCGGGGGACGGCGCTGTGCGCAAAAGCCTTATTTCATCGGTGACGCTGTAGCGTTCAGCGATCCTGGCGGCCACTTCGGCGCGGATCATGGCGACGCGGGGCGAGGCTGCGCAGATGCGTGCGCGCAACTCTACGCACGGAGCAACCCTGCGCACGCCGTGGCAAAGCGCGTACTGGCTGCGCGGAAGGCTCACGCAGTCCGGCACAGATGCGTAGGTAACGCCGTCGAGCGTGCAGAGCTCAGTTGCCGCTGCGTGAAGGCCTGTGGAAGCGTCTGCAGCTTTCTGGTAGGCGACGATATAACTCACGATGATTCTCCAGCAGATGGTTGAGCATGTATCGGCGCGATGCGGTATGGCCGGCATGCCCAAGGCTGGAGACAACGGAATCGATCTTGCCGCGGTTCGCGGCACGCCTGAAGGTATAAAGTGCGCGCTTTCTGACAAAGCGCTGTGTCGACCAAGTTCTGAAGCCAACAAAGTTGATACCGCGGGTTACGCGATGGATAGAGCTCTTTGAAAGCTCCAGGTGCAGCTCGCTTTCAAGAAATTCTATTATGCGCTGCCTGTACTGGACGGCCTGCTCGCGGGTCAGGCCAATCAGAACAAAGTCGTCAACGTACCGTGCGTAATGCCGCACCTTGAGCTGTCGCTTAATGAAGTGATCAAGCGGGTTCAGGTAAATCAGGCCAAACAACTGAGAAAGCAAGTTCCCGATCGGAACGCCAACGTCTTCGCCGGTATCCGAAAACATCATCATTACATCAACCAGGCGTGCGTCTTTTATCTTGCGCTCCAGCAGTTTGCGCAAAACGGCGCGATCCATCCGGTAATAATATCGGCGGATATCAAGCTGCAATACATAGCTATCGCGTGGCGCCTGCTTTAACGCGGCCTGCACATAATCGGAAGCCATGTGCGTGCCCATGCCAATGCGGCAGGCAAAGCTCTGGTCTATGAAGCTTTTATCGAAGACCTCGCGCACCTGGTTGTAAATGGCGTGCTGTACAACGCGGTCACGAAATGCAGGGGCGCTTATGATCCGAGGCTTCGGCTCAAATATCTGAAACGTGTTGTACGGCCTTACGGTGTAAGTTCCGTCAACAAGCCGGCGGTGCAAGTCGTCAATCTGCGCAGATAGCCGCCGCTCAAAGAGATAACAGGCGCGGCTTGTGCGCTTGCCAATGCGCGCTGCGTAATAACCTTGATACAGCGCAGAAACCGAGAAAGCTTCTGCGCACAGGCTGCCGGCGCGCTTACTCATAAGCTGACACGCTGGTCTTCGCCGAAGCTACCAAAAAGCGCGCAGTATTCCGATTTCGCCATAGGCCGGAAACCATCCCCCTCATTTCCAGTGCCGCCCTTCGGCGCTTCAGGTGGAATTGAGTCGGCACAGAACCCCACGTTATCGTTGGAGTTCGTGCGGTTGTTGTTCAAGTTGACGGCAGAAGAGCCAGCATTCGCCCCGTTGTTCCAGTTACCGCCGGAGATGGGACAGAGCATGTCAAGATGATTCCCGTGTTGCTTTGTTGTCCTGGCCCGCTTTCGCACGCTCAGAATTAATCCACCCTCCAATCATACAGCCAATCTCATCTATCATTCCTGACAGCGCGTGATGCCTTCTTTCTGCTGTCGCTTCAGCGTTGTCGTTGATCCTGGTCCCATCCTTGAATTGAAAATACCCAAGCTCATGCGCAAGGCGTACAAACATGCGCAGTTGCTCATGACGTATATCAAGCGCCGAAAGTGCGGTTTTCTTGTGATGGCGCTTTTGCGCCTCAACAACAAGACCGTAAACTTCATAAGCAGCGGTTCGGATCTGCAACGACAGCCCGTATTTCTCGCTGCGTGGGAAGTGGTTCAGATACTTGTTCAGTTGCTTGAGCATCATTACCAGCCGACTATCGAGCGTCGACATACTGTGCAGCCCCATTATTATGCCTCGTTGCCACTCGGCCGCACAGGATACGAGGCGGCACAGAACCCCACGCTAACGTCGGAGCTCGTGCGGAGGTTGTACAAGTAGACGGCAGAAGAGCCAGCACCCGCCCCGCTGCCCCAGTAACCGCCGGAGATGGGACAGAGCTCATTGCGGATGTACTGGTAATTGTAGTCAGCGCCAAACATAGCGCTGCCGGCGCCAGATGTTCCGCCTGGGCTTGGCAGGCCAAGGCCAGCCTGTAGCCAGCCGGGTCCTGATGTAGAGGGGGCGATCACTTGCGCGGTAGTATTTCCGAATCTCAGGCCGTAGGCGTTGTTCGGGTAATCGGTGCGCAGAGCGAGCGCAAGCGGATCCATCATTGCCGCAACGCCGGTGGCTCCAAAGTGGTCGGTTGCCAGGGTGCTTCCGCCCGTAAAGTTTTTGAACTTCGTTGACTCCTTGGCGGCATAGAACTGACCGGACACCAGAGACCCGCCAGAGGTGTAGGTTGTGAATGCCGTGCCGTCCACGCCATTGAGGGTGACAGTGTTGGCATCCACCACGGTGATGGTGTAGACGCGCCCGTTCAACTGAGTCATTCCACCAACGCTGTCAATCTGGGCTGTTGCGCCCGATGCAAAGCCGTGGCCAGCCACCGTCAGCGCGACCGGGTTCGTCTTG